CAACTTTAAATTCGTAGTTGATATAACTATTGATGGTGTAGTAGTGGCACGAATTAAACAGCCTAAAAATCTAAATGGTTCAGCTCATATGTCTTTTGAAAAGATAGTGAAGAACTACATTGATATATCTCAGAAGCATAAGAATACAATTACAGGTACTCAATATGATTCTATTCATTTGATGCCACAGAATATAACGGAACCATCTGTTGGTACATATAATGACTTCTTTGCTTCTGGTAGTACAAATTCCTTAAGATTAGTATTATTTGAATTCTATGAAGAATATGCAACAACAGAAGGTGGTGTTATTTCTGTAAATTCCTCAGGTGCTTCGGATATAACTAAAGCAGTTATTAATTATGCTAATAGTTGGGAGGATCAAAAGATATTTGATGCTACAGAATTTGAATTATCAACTAGCGTAGTAGGTAATTTTTTAACTACAAGACCGACAACTACAACCAATCCAAATAATTTGTTTGGAAGGATTGCATCCCCTACATCAATAACCGACTTTCAAACATTGTCATTCCTAAATAGTAGCACTTATTACGACACTTACACTTATGTTAGATTAGCTTATAGGTTTTTTACTGAAACACCTAATGAAACTTTAGGTAATTACATTGGTTCTATTCAAGTAACACCTGAAACAACACCTGCAGAATATGGATATACAAGATCTAGTTCAGCTACATCTGAAGATAGAATGCTTGTTACTATTGGAGTGGGCGGTGGTAACTATCAGAATATAAAGTACCCTACATTCGGAGGTTACCAAATAACATCAGACATTAAGTACGTAAGTATTAATGCTCAAGAATTTAACTCAACAGTAATAAGCACCTTAACACCTGCGGATATAAGAGTCGGTGATTACATACAAACACTATCCATAGGAACGACAGACTTTACTGCGATAGGTGCAGCGAATAACGATATAGGTACTAAATTCTACGCAACAGGAGCAGGCACAGGAACGGGAACGTTTTATTTAAGAACAAGGAATCCTATGTCAGAGGTTTACCTTTATGAAATTATAAGCGATGCAAACGAGAATTCATCTAAATACGAAGGCAAGAATATAGCTTGGAAAAATAAATATGGTGTATGGGATTATTATTTCTTTGATGGGTTAAGTTCAGATAAAGAATCATATAAACGATCAGTAGAACGTGAGAATATTGCAGGTAGTTGGAATGCTGCAACCTTTGAATTGAATACCTACGAACGTGGGCGAGTGGATAAAGTAGAGGGTAATAAGCTAACTACAATTAACACTAGGTTTATCGGTGAAGAATGGAACGATCATTTTAAGGGCTTGCTAATGAGCAATGAAGTTCAGATAATTGAAGGCGGTAAGTCTTACCCTATCAATATAAAGAACAATTCTTTTGATGTTAAGACTAATTTAAAAGATAAGTTGGTGCAATATACATTTTCCTATGAGTATTCACACGCATTAAAATCTATTGTATAATGGTGCAACTAATAGCATACACTCAGATAGGTTCAGATCCTACTTACTTAGATTTGAGTTCTGTAAGTATTAAGGCAACCTATTCTAGTAAGGAAATTCAGGACATAACAAGTCAGAAAAGTAACTATACTCACAATATAACGCTACCTTATAGTAAAACCAACAATGATTTCTTTGCACATTTTTACGAGGTGAATGTAGATGGTTCGTTTCGAGCTGATGTAAAAGCATCTTGTTCTATTTATGTAGATTCAAACCTACAATTTGAAGGATATTTACAGCTTTTAAAAGTGGATAACTTAAAGGAGAATTATACAGTAATATGTTTTGGTGATATTGCAAATCTAGCAACTGAATTAGGTGATAATAAGCTGAACGATTTAGATTTGTCTAAGTACAATCACATATTATCACAGGCTAACATTATAAATAGTTGGAGTGGTGTTACTGATTACGAAGGAGGGCAACCTGATGGAGTAGAAATACTCTACCCGATTGTGGATTATGGGCAACAATACAATGGAAATACTATTGGTGAGATTACAGGAGCTATTAAGCCAAGAGATTTGAAGCCTGCAATACAAGTTAAAGCTCTATTAGATGAGATTGTAAACGGAGCAGGTTATACTATAAGTTCTACGTTCTTAAATAGTACGTTCTTCACTAGTCAATATATGACATTAGGAGGTGAAGTTGAAGGTGCGGTTACAGATAATACTGACGGGTTTAAAGTAGGTATGAATGCAGACCAAACACTCACTAATGCAAATGGAAAAATAACATTCAATAATGAGTCTAGTGGTAGTGGGTATTATGATGTTAATGGTAATTTTAACACAAGCACAAACTCGTATATTGTACCAATAGGCGGTATTTATGAATTGAGTTTGCAAATGGTAGTTGAAGTATTGAGTTATCAAACGGCAGGAACGGCAGAAGTCGAGATACTTAAAAACGGATCTTCTATTGTAGGGCTTGATGAGTTAGAAATTGATACAACATTTTCGGGTGTGAATACTTATAACAAAAGCTTTGCTATTGATGTAGAAAATGGAGATATAATAAGTGTGTATTTGACTATGCCAAGTAATGACTCAATAAAGACACACGATAACGCAACAGTCAATGGAGTTCTATACGATTCATTCATACAACTTGTTTCAGTTCCTCAAGCAGTTGAGGGTGGTACAGTAGATTTATCTAGTGGTAATAATATATTATCAAAAGATAAGCAAGTAGACTTCTTAAAATCAATATTCTCTAGGTATAATCTAATTATTGAAAGTGATAAGACGATTACTAATCAACTGAACATAGAACCCATTCAAGATTATAGAGATGGAGGAAGTTCAAAAGATTGGACTGAGAAATTAGATACATCTAAGAGCGTACTAATAGAACCAACATCTAGATTTAGAAAGTCAGAGATTGACTTGAAAGATTTAAAAGATAAGGATAAAAATAATATTGATTGGTTGGACGTGAAAGGTGCAATATACAACTCTCACACATTTCCGTTCTATGGTGATTTCGGTACAGGTTCTTTACAAGTACCAACGATATTCTCAAGCTTTGTACCTGATAAGATTCCAAACGGCAGGATGTTTATTACAAGCCATTACGAGTTAAAGAATGATGTTGCAGAAGTTGTTACAACCAAACCAAAACTATTCTACTATTCAGGGCTTAAGGGATTGCCTAACTCAGATTGGTTTATGTTAATGAATGAACCCGCTGCAACTTATTCAGTAAGGACTTCTTATCCTTTCTGTCATCACTACTCAATGGCAGGCAATATGGTTGTATCTACGGATCGCGATATACGATTTAAAAGTGGTTCTGTTAAATCTCAAAACGATATTGTAGAAACTCAAACGGGTAACGATGTATATTCTGACTATTGGGATAAGTCATTAAACAACATCTACAATAAGGATGCTAGAATAATGAGTGCTTACTTTTATCTAAATAGCCAAGACATTGCAGACTTTAAGTATAGCGATAAGATATTTATAAAGGATTCCTATTGGTTAATTAATAAGATTGATAGCTATGCAATAGGTGTAGGATTATCGACTAAGGTTGAGCTTATTAAGATAGTGGATACTCCTGATACGTTTATATGTAGTGCAAGTATTGATACATACAATAGAGATGGTACGACTAGCTGGATTAATTCAGGAGGTGGATCAGTTTCACCAACTGCAAAATGTTGCGAGTCACAAGGGCTTACATTTTTAAATAACAAATGCTATTGGTAAATGATAAACGAAGTAATTAAAGGTATTTGTCAGGGCAAAATAAAACCTACAGAAGAGAATAAAATAGTATTTGGATTCTATGAATATCCAAAATCAATAAAGCAAGCATGGAAACAAATTAAAGAGCTATGGCAGAAGAAGTAGTATTAGACTTAGTTGCAAAGGTTGATAAAGCTATTGCAGACATTGACAAGTTAAAAGGTAAAACAAAACAAGCTAAAGAGGAGCAAGGCTTGTTCGCCGACCAAACTGATAGACTTAAGAAGTCATTTGGTAAATTAAAAGGCGGTGTAGGTAAGGCTGTCAAGTCGTTCAGAACATTAAAGGGTGCTATTATAAGCACAGGAATAGGTGTTTTGGTAATAGCCTTTGGTACGCTTATCACTTACTTTTCTAAATCAAAAGAGGGTAGTGAAAAGTTAGATGCTATTATGGCAGGTCTAGGTGCTACTGTAGATGTCTTAACGGATAGAATTATAGGCTTTGGAAAGGGTGTATTAGCATTCTTTAAAGGTGATTTTTCTGAGGGGATAGCAGCTATTAAGGATTCAGTTAGTGGAATAGGAGACGAGATTGCTAATGAAGCAGGAAAAGCTTTTGAACTTACTGAGAAACTTCAAGATTTAGCAGATGCAGAAAGAGACATGGCAGTTGCAAGGGCTGAGAATTTACTAGCCGTTAAGCGATTAGATGCAGTTGTAGATAATGTAACGCTTAAAGAGCAAGTTAGGATTGATGCAGCACAAAAAGCACAAGACCTATTGAGTGAGAATGCAGATGCTGAAATCAATCTATTAAAAGATAAGTTGGTTACACTTAAAGAACTGAATGCATTAGGTGATTCTAGTGCTGAGGACTTACAAAAAGAAGCTGACTTACTAGTTCAGATAGCTAGTGCAGATGCTTCACGTGTAGATTTAGCAAGAGCATTCAATACAAAGTTAAATGCAATTTCAGAAGGTCGTAGAAACCGTGAAGAAGCGTCACGAGTTAAAAAGGTAGCGGATGACTTATTAGAGTCTGAAAGGTTAGAAGCACAATCAGAAACAAGAGAAACGGCAATTGATGCTATTACAGATAAGTTCAAACTTGCAAGGGATGAGAGTGCAATCGAAGCCGTTGAAAGGGAAAAGGAAAAGCAACTCGCAGAACTCGAAAGGTTAGAAGCAAGTGAGCAAGCTAAGGCAGATGTAGAAGCTTTCTTTAGTGATAAGATAGTAGGTATTAAAACCACACAAGCAGCCAAAGAAAAGAAACTAGAACTAGCAAAAGCCAAAGCAACAACAGATACTAATAACGCTACACTCTCAGCAGTTGGAGGCTTAGCAGGTGCATTAGGTAAACTAGCAGGAGACTCAAAAGGTTTGGCTATTGGTGAAGCTACAATTTCGACTTACTTAGGAGCAACGAAAGCATTAGCAGCAGGAGCAGGAACACCAGTTGGTTACATAAATGCAGCGGCTATTATTGCAACAGGTTTAGCGAATGTAAAAACCATAATGAGTACCGATGTTGGTAGTGGATCAGGTGGTTCAGTACCTAATACAAGCTCAGTAGGTGGAAACATTGCAGCATCAATACCCGCAGCAACTGGATTAGACGATGTAGTAGGTTCGATTAACGGACAAGGAGATTCACCAATACAGGCATATGTTATAAGTCAAGAAGTAACAGATTCGCAAGAAGCACAAACATATATTAACAACCAAAGAACCCTATAATGATGAAAGTAGTAGAATTTATTATCAATGAGCAAGAGGACGATTTCGGAGTGTTTGCTATTAGCTTAGTAGATAAGCCTGCAACAGAAGAAAACTTTATGTATTTCTCAGAAGACAAACAAACCTTTGCAACTATTGATACAGATGAGCGTATTGTTATGGGTGCGGTTATGATTCCCGACCTAGAGATTATGCGAGTGGATGAGAAAGGTGAGAAATATAAATGCTTCTTTAGTAAGGAAACTGTAAAGCGTGTGAGTCAGTTGTATATGCTTAATTCTAAGCATCAAAACGCAACGATAGACCATTCAAGAACCATTAACGGAGTAACAACTATTGAAACTTGGCTAGTAGCTGATAGTAAGCTAGATAAAACACAAGCCTTTGGATTGGAATATCCTGTAGGAACGTGGGTTGCTACTATGAAAATAGACAACGAAGATGTTTGGCAAAACTATATTAAAGAAGGTGTAGTAAAAGGTTTCTCAGTAGAGGGTTACTTCAACGAAAAGGAGCAAGAAATGTCAGAAGATTCAACTTTGGAAGCTATTAGACAGATTATATTAACAGACCAAAACGCAACAAACTAGTTTTAATTAGATTATAAAATAAAGATACATGGAAACATTGAAAAAAATCAAGGTTCTTTTAGGTATGGCAGAAGATGTTACTCCTGTCGAATTAGAAGAAGCTAAAGAACAAATGAAGTTTGAAGAACTAGCTTTAGAAGATGGTACTATCGTTAGTGCTGATTCATTAGAGGCAGGTTCTGCAGTCTTCATTATGGTTGAAGAGGAAAAACAACCATTGCCAATCGGTGAGTATGCTCTTGCTGATGGATCTCTTTTAGTAGTAACAGACGAAGGTATCATTGCTGAGATTAAAGCAGTTGAAGAAAAAGCAGAAGAACCAGCAGAGGAGGAAATGTCACAAGACAATTCTAAGCAAGCACTCGTAGAAGCTGTTGGAATGTTGGAGAAGTTGGTTAGTGAATTCGCAGCCATCAAAACTGAATTTGATTCTTTAAAATTAAAAGCAAAAGAAGATGCTAAGAAGGTTGAGGAGTTTAGTGCAGAGGGTGAAGGTATCGTTTCAAATCCAGAGGGTAATTTTAAGAAGGTAGAATTAACACCTTTAGAATTAAGCAAGTTAAGCTCAGTAGAGCGAGTACAATATTCAATTAATAACAGAAAATAAAAAAAGATTATGGCAGATTCATTAACGAAATTATACGTAGGCGAAGAGGCTGCGGGATTTATTTCAGCATCGCTATTGAGTGGTGAAACATTAGCAAAAGGTAACATTACAGTATTACCTAACGTAGCATATAAGGTAAACCTAAAGTCTTTCGACTTATCGGCTTCATCGGTAGTTGATGCAACTTGTGACTTTACAGATGCGGGTGATATTGCTTATGTAGAAAAAGCTTTAGTTCCTGATAATTTCGGACTAAACAAAGAGATGTGTAAGAAGGACTGGCTTTCGACTTATGCAGGTGCATCAATGAGAGTTGGAGTAGATGGTACATTGCCTGCTAACTTCCAAGAATACATCATTGGTCACGCAGGGGCTTTAGTAGGTCAAGAGAATGAGAAGTCTATATGGTCAGGTGCTACTGGTAATACAGGAGAGTTTGACGGATTCGAGCCACAACTATTAGCAGATGGTACGGTAGTAGACGTAGCAGGAACAACTTTGACTGCAGGTAATATTGTAGCTGAACTAGGAAAGGTCAGAGATGCTATTAAGGATGCTAATTATGGGCAAGAAGATTTAGGTATCTATATTCCAACTTCTGCTATGAAGTTTTACATCTCAGCACAAGCAGCTTTAGGTTACCAAGATCAATTCCATGTTGGAGTTTCAGAAGCTAACTTTGAAGGTACTAAATTAATTTTAGCTCCTGGTATGTCAGCTAACAAAATGATTGCAGCACGTAAGTCAAACTTATTTTATGCAACTGATTTGGTGAACAACTTAGCAGAGGTTAAGGTTATTGATATGACTGAAAATGATGGCTCAGATAACGTACGTTTAGTTATGAAATGGAATGCAGGGGTTGGTTATGCAACTGGATCAGATATCGTATACTACAACTCATAGAGGTAATAATATAGAGGGGGTTTAATTACTCCCTCTTATTTAAACAAAAAAATATATGCCTAGTTTAATAGCGAACGGACGAAAATTAGAAGCACGAGATAGTATAGGAGGTATAAGGAATGTTTATTTTGTGAATAACAATTTAATGGGTGCTTATACGATTGAAGATGACGGAGAACTTTCCGACTTAGGAGCATCGACAGATGCCTATAAGTATGAATTGAATCCTCAATCTTCTGACTTTGATGAACCTATAACAGTATCAGAAGAAAATGGTACAGTATTCTACGAGCAAACAATTAATTTAGCTTTACCAAATCTATCAAAGGATGCGTTAAAGAATTTAAAATTGTTAGCTCAAGGTAGATTCCAAGTATTCGTAGAAGATAACAATATTAATGAAGCAACAGGTTTTGGTGACTTATACCTTGCAGGAGCTTACAACGGAATGACTGTAACGGGTGGTAATGTTGGACGTGGCAAGGCGTTTGGAGATATGAGTGGTTATAATTTGACACTAATAGGACGAGAGCAAAGGGCTGCTCTAATTGTTGTTCCTAGTGTAGATGCCACTAACATATTCGCAGGATTAACGACTGTAGGAAATGAACCAACTGTAGTTACTTCATAGTAATATTTACATAAAAATATTAAACCCTTCCGTACATGGAGGGGTTTTTTAGTTAAAAGCAAAACAAAACACTTATTTTTAGATTATTATAAAAGAGATACACTTATGCCAAGCAATTTAATAGTACGACAAGGAATAACAGGAGTAGCAGTTACCCCAGATGATGCAGTAGATATAGTAGGATCAACAGCAAATACACCTGCTACATTATACGTAGGAACGGCAGGAAACGTTGATGTAATAACCTTAGGAGGTTCTACATTATTATTTAAAAACATTCCTGCAGGTTCTTTTTTACCAATCCAAGTTACTAGGGTAAAAGATACTCTTACAACTGCTGACGATATTGTAGCCTTATTTTAGTATGATTATAACAAATCAAAATATTATAGGTTCTTTACAAAGGGGAGTATCTTCAGCTCCTTCGTTTGTGGGGTTGTTAGATACTTATTCAGGTGCTGCTGTTGCTTATTCATTACGGAAACTAAAAGATGGATATGCAGGTGCTTGTATAGAGGTAAGGCGGTCATTAGATAACACTACTTTAAATGTTGGGTTTGTAAATAATGTTTTAGATGTTGCAGCAATGTCAGCGTTTGTAGGTGGTGGGAATAAAGACAATGGGTTTGTATCTAAATGGTACGACCAAGGTGGAAACAATAAAGATATGGTAAGTTCTACGGCATCTCGTCAACCTAAGATCGTGGCTGATGGTGTATTGTTATTAGAAAACGGAAAACCTATATTAACATCTGATGGTTCTACAAGTGGTATGACATCTGATTATATAGCAGATTCGGGTATTTCTGCAAAAGGCTTGTTTATTGTCACTAAAAGAAATTCAAGCACAAATCAATGTATTTTAGGTTCTTATTCTGATGGAAATAATATTAACTACGTATTCGATAGCGGCTCAACAAGTACGTCAGTAAATCTAAATGTTGCAGTTACATCTCAGAAACTTAATGGGAGTGCTTGGGTGTACTCGAATAGAAGTGATGTTTATACCGACTTAATCGGTCAATCAATAATATCGGCTAACGCTGTATATAGTTTTGGAACTAATACAGCTGATGCATTAAGTTTAGGATATAGATACACATCTCCCGTTAATTTTGAAATGACTAACATGCAAGAGCTTGTTATCTTTGAAAACCAAACAGACCAAGCAGCAAAAGAAACGGCGATTAATTCATTTTATAACGCTTACTAATGTACTATACAGGAACTAAAATAGAATGCGAGAACTACGATAAGCTAGTAACGATAGGTGAGGACTATAGAGGTTCTACCCTTAATTGGGCTGATGTTGTTACGCATAAAGATGGAAGTAGATTTGCTATATTAAAACATGAAGACTATGATTGCAACATGCAATTAATAGAGTTAACATCTGAGTGGTATGATTAAACTAAAGACAGAATCAGGTAATCAAATCTATCCATGTATATATGATAATTCTGTAGATGTAATAGGTAACTACTTCTTAATAGTGTTTACTAATTTACAAACTAGAATTAGTGAGGGTAGGGTTTCTAGTGCATATGACTATGAAACTACAGCTAATGAGAGACTCGTATATTTTGAGATTATAGTAAACCTTGCAAATGGTTACACAATGCAGGAGAATAGTTTTTATAAGTACGATATATATGAGCAGACTAGTAGTTCTAATAGGGATGTAACAGATGCGAGTGTATTAGGGTTGAGGGAAACAGGGAAAGCTTGGGTAAATGGTACGAGTGAAGTCGTATATGTTAAGCAACCAGAAGCAAATAAAACTAATTCAGTATATTTAAAAGTATGAGTTTTAAAGTAATAAATTTTGCATCAGATTCTACACCTAAAGCAGTTGAAAGTCCTTCAAAGGCATGGATAGAATACGGGAAAAATAACGATTATTTCACTTATCTAATTGATAGGTGTAATGGTTCAGCTATTTCTAGTGCTATTATATCAAGTGTAAGCGATCAAATCTATGGAGAGGGTTTGTCTGCAACAGATAGTGCTAAGAAGCCCTTAGATTACGCTAAGATGCGTACAATATTTAAAGGTGAAGATGTAAGAAGGGTATCTGGTGACCTTAAGAAATTGGGCATGGGAGCTTTTAATGTGATTTGGAACAAGGGAAGGACTCAAGTATTACGTGCCAAGCATATACCTATGCAGAATCTACGACCTGAGAAGGCAACTGATGGCGAAATTAAAGGTTGGTATTATTCTGATAATTGGATTGAATATAGAAAAGCAGCTTACAAGCCTAAAAGAATAGAAACTTTTACTGGGGCTAAAGGTGAAGTTTCACAGATGTTAGTTATAG